GGAGATGAGGTGTGAGATTCCGTCGTCGACAGATACAGATCCTTACACGTACCTGTATGTGGAACGTGACGGGACATATGTATCCTTGTCTCAATTGTACGACCAGGCGCAGGAAGATCACCTTGCTGTTAGTGCCTCTCCCTGCAATAGCAGTTGTTCCACTTAAGCCGACACCACTTTTTTAAGTATAACCATGCTTCCTACGCATCCAACCATCAGTTTACTCACACCGACGTATAATCGTCGTTCTTTTTTACCCAATTTGGTGGAATGCATTGCTGCGCAAACCTATCCTCTTGCCAAGATGGAATGGATCTTAATGGATGATGGAACCGATCGTGTGGAAGATCTGATTCCTGCTTTTCAGAAACGGCTAAAGGACGTCAAGATCCGGTATATTGGATTGCCAGCAGGTGATCGCTTACGAGTCGGTGCCAAGCGAAATCGGTTGCACGATCTTGCCACGGGTGATATTTGTGTCTGCATGGATGATGATGATTATTACTATCCTGATCGAGTGCATCATGCAGTCTTCAAGTTACGAAGTAACCCCAAGATTGAATTAGTCGGTGCCAGTGAGATGTATTGTTACTTTGTAGATGATAAAAGTATTTGGAAATCCGGTCCCTATCCCTTTCCGAATCACGGCACCTTTGGAACTATGGCATATTTGACAAGCTATGCTAAAAAAGTACGATGCAGTGAAACCAGTTTTCATGCGGAAGAGATTGAATTTACCAAGAACTATACCACTCCCTTAGTCCAATTAGATCCCCGTAAAGTGATGTTAGTTATGTGTCACAAAGATAATACCTTTGATAAACACAAACTGCGTGTGGAAACAAATCCCATGTTTGTAAAGACTGGTTCCAAGTTGAAAGACTTTGTGAAAGGACCGTTGAAAGAGGTTTATAGCAAGCTAATGTAGGGAGAGATGCCAGCATCCAAACAAAGAATCACCCGAAAGGCGTTATGTCTTCGGAAATCCTCTAACACGGCAAAGCTTGCCAAGAAAGTTCCTGCGGATCTTTCCTATGTGAGTGAAAAATACCTTCGATTAGTGGATCAGATTCAGAAACTAGATGCGGAGGATATGAAAAAATATGGAACCAAGTTCAAACACTATATTTTTACAGATTTACGAGAGTCAGCATACGGTGCCAAAGCGATTGGCTTGGTCTTATCCGATGCTGGATTTGAGTTTCGCATGAAAGCGGGACCACGAGGAGGAGCTGTGTTTGTAGATGCAGATCCAGTCAAAAAAGGATGCGATGGATTTGCCATGTTGCAATCTCTTCCTCTTTGGGGAAAACCGCATACCTTGAAGACTCAGCTACAGATTATTGAAACCTTCAATAAACGTCCCGACAATGTACACGGAGAACTTCTTCGCATTATGGTCTTAGATTCCAAGTATAAAGAAGGAATTGATCTCTATGATGTACGCTATGCACATTTAATGGAACCACCCTTGGCGGAAAGTGATTTGAAACAAGCGGTGGGACGTGGAACACGTTCTTGCGGTCAAAAAGGGCTTTCCTTTCTTCCGTCTGTTGGATGGACGCTCGATGTCTTTGTCTATGCCACACAACTTCCTAGTCTTCCTCCCTTTGTAAAAACTCCTACCAAAAGTTTAATAGATGCTCATAATCTAATGATGTCATATTCCGGTATTGATTTGAACTTATTAAAACTAATTACTGTAGTATCCAAATTAGCAATTGAAACATCCGTCGATTATGATTTGAATAAAAAGATACCTCCATCTCCTGCCTTTGTACAAAAAGGAGGAAGTATAAATGGAATCAAACAATTGGAAGATTGGAAGGAAAGTAATACAGCTCGATGTAGCACCCGTAAATCAAAACGCTTTCCCTTCACCACCGAGCACATGAAAGAAGTAGCAAAGATCTTAAAACTTCCTATTAAAGCAACCGCCAAGCGAGAGGAATATTGTAAATTCTTGAGCAATTCCCAACCCTTTTTGGATGAACTACTTCTTACAAAAGGAAAGAGTCGTGTTTACAACACAGATATGACCTTTCCAGCCTTTCAGAAACAGATTCGCAAGGTCTTTGGAGATTTGAAATGGAAGAAATTCCCTATGAAATCTCGCTGTGGAACCTCTAAAAAACCATATGTACTCAAAAGCCGGTTGGATACTCTTGCCACCTATACCAATACCCAAAACTTCTTACGTCAGTATCTTCGCCCTGATTCACCCCTAAAAGGATTATTAGCCTGGCATTCGGTTGGAACAGGAAAAACCTGTATGGCAATTGCGACGGCTTCCTCTAGTTTTGAGCAGGCAGGATATCGTATCTTGTGGGTCACTCGTTTTTCCTTAATGGCAGATGTCTGGAAAAATATGTTTGGGATCTCTGGGAATCCCATTTGTTCTGCACCGGTGCGTGATGCCATTACACGTGGGGAATCCATTCCTACTGATTTAGTGGATCAGCGTAAACTAATTTCCAAAGGATGGAATCCTCCCATCAGTTATCGCATGTTACAAAATGCTTTACAACAAAAAAACGAATTAGGGCGATCGATGTATGCTGAAAATCCAGATCCCTTATACAAAACCTTTTTGATTATTGATGAAATTCATAAATTGCAGGATGGAGATTTAAGTCCAACGGAAGCTGCCAATTTTAAAATTATTCAAGAGTATATCTTGAAAAGTTATGAACTTTCGGGTGAAAATTCAGTGCGACCACTTTTCATGAGTGCAACGCCCATTACCAAGAGCCCGCAAGATCTCTTTGAAATTCTGAATACCTTGATCCCTGATCCTAAACGACGCATTCCCACTTGGGATGAGTTTCGCAAGTATTTTGTAGTCGAGGATGCAGATGGAAACTTCTCCATCAATACAGAAGGGACTAAATTATATCAAGTTCGTGCCAAAGGATTAATTAGTTATTTGGATCAAACGGGAGATGCCACCAAGTTTGCCCAACCGTCTCTCCATCGGATTGAAATACCTGTCAAGATACCCCCTGCAATCACATCAGAAGGTATTATAAAAGATTATAGTAAAGAGAGCAAGATTTATCACTTCCTACCTGAAGAGGATTGCAGTTTATTAGATGAACAGCACAAGAAAGAGGTTGCAAAGTTGGAGAAGTTAGCTCCAAAGGAACGAACGATCAAGACACTTGCCTTAAACAAGACTCATAAACTAAAACGAACCCATTGCATTGCGGATCGTGACAAGACGCGAAAAACAAATGCAGAAATCCTGAAACAGGTGAAAGATTATTGGAGAGACTCGCGTGATGAGTTTGCAAAACAACCATTAACTCAATATGATGAATTGCGAGGATGTTTTGGAGACCAATATCTTCCGGAATTTCCACTTTGGAAGGATGTCAAAGAGACTGCGGAAAAAACGTTAGCTCCTCGCCAGAAGTGGTTTGGTATTTTTTAAATTCTATTATTAGAATACAGTATGTCAAAACCTGAATTTACACTTAGCAATATATTTACCATGAAGAAACCTGAATTACAAAAATATAGAAATGGTGTAAGTCGAAAATTTAAAGCAATTCGTACAATTTCAAAAAATATAGGAAATAGCTCTGCTATGGGTGTTCCCAAAGAAGTAATGGCAACCTTTCATCATAATAAAAATATTGCAACTATAGCATATCCGAGAACACAAGTTGGATATAATGATTCACATGTAGAAGAATCTAAACCAGGAAATGCCGTGAATTATGGATACAAATTTCAAGAAGCTCGTCGTAGAAAACGAACACGAAGAAATACGCGACGACAGAGGAAATAAATGTATAAAATAAATTCAAGGTTGATTACAATTTGTAATCAACCTTGAATAGAGATAATGAATGCAGCAACAACTGGAATATTACCCGGCTCTACCACTGCCAAAATAGTGGCTGGAGCTATCTTTCTTTTTGTTGCATTAATTGTGATGTTTGCAGTAAATACCAAATACCAGTTCTTACCTGCAAAATGGAATTTATTCAAACATCTTGGATTAATAAAAAGTCAGGATGCGACCTTTTGGACAAATCCCAATTCAGTCAGTGCATTAGCGATTACACAAACGGAAGTTCCTGCAAATTTTCCAAGTCGCTTTGGATATACAATCATGTTTGATACGATGATCTTTAATTCCCGTGCCTCCTTCGCAACGAGCTCAGGAGGAACCTTACCGTATCGACACCTCTTACATCGAGGATCCGATGATTTAGGAAAAGCAGGAACACCTGCTGGATGTGGTGGAGGAGGAGGATCCTCAGGAACTCCCTCTACAACAGGTCTTCCTCAATACATGAATCCTGGATTTATTGGTGATCGCAGCACGAATGATATTATTGTTATGTTTAATACAAATTCAGGAATTGAATCCGCTCGTATTTCCAATTTGTCCTTAGCAACTCCCTATCGGATTGGACTTGTTGTATACGAAGGATTCTTTGAGATCTACCTGGGATGTAAACTATTACTCTCCCAAGTCTTCAAAGGAACTCCTATTGCAATTAATCCATCCGGAATTTATGCTTTAGCAGGACCGTTTGCAATGAGTGCAAAACTACAAAACTTGCGTCTTTGGAGTACAACCTTACCCGTGCAGCAAATTGTAACTGAATGCAGTGGTGCAATTCAACCCTTTGGAAATGCACCCCCTTGTACAGCTATTTCCTTCAATCCTGCTCCTCCTATATCTACAAAGGGAAGTGGAACAAAAACAAAAACGGATGTAGCTGCTGTTGCTACCATTGCAAGTGTTACCAGTGCACAATGTCCTCCCACTAGTTAGAGGAACAGATGAGTTTTGCAATGGTACTTATTATTTCAATTATTCTAATTATAATTGGAACATCTCTATATTATGTTTATTATTATAAAACACAAAAACCAACTAGTTTTTTAAGTTCAACTATATATACAAGTACTGGACTTGGAAATGATTCTGTTGCAAATGTTCCAATGATGAGTCCAATGGATATAAACCAGTATCTAGGAGAAAATTTTACTCTTAGTTTTTATATTAATATTAATACCTTGGGAGGAGGGAGCCCCAATCAATTTGTTCCACTAATTTGGATTGCAGGAATGGGTGCTCTTGTTGTAGATGTAACCTTAGGAAATGTGTATATGATCATCACCTCTTCTCCGGTAGATCCTTCCAATACAGCTCCTTCTGTAAATACAATTTTATTAAGCGGAACGGATGCAGGATTATTTGTAAACAAGTGGAATCAAGTTACATTAACAATCAATGGAACAAATGCGTGTGTATATCTAAATGGAAATATGATTGGAAATTGCATTTCATTAACAAATGTAATTACTACAGCTCCAAATGGAGTCTATTTCTTACAAGGGCAAGGACCGCCTGCCACAGTTACATCAGTTCAAGCATGGGCAAAGGTTATTTCTTCTACAGAAATTACAACAAATTACATAAATACCAATGATGGAACTGGAACTCCTATCGGATTTCAAACTGGTACTGTTGCTCTTTCCGATATTGGAAATAGTCTTATTGATCTGTTTTGTAAAACAGGTCTCTGTCCAACAACTTCTTCAGACAATACCACCTTTGGTCCCTTTACACAAATAAACTATGAATATTCATAATATCCTTCTTAATCTATTCTACCCATCGATCTGTTTGCTTTGCAAAAAGATCGATGGATAGAATAGAATGAACACAGCCCGAGCCTATTATTCCCAAAACACTGGAATGGTAAACAATGTTATTTACGGAATTGTAGCCGTTGTTCTTATATATTATATCTATTCTTGGTACACAGCACCAACAAGTGATTTAATTCTATTAAATGCAAAAGTACCTGCGAATCAAACAACAGATGCCATTATTAGTAGAGGAAAGCTTCCGGCGATTCGCAGTGGTGGAGCCTATACTCTCAGTACCTGGATGTATATTAACTCCTATGATTATCGTCCAGGCAAGCCACGAAGTGTCTTTACCATTTCCGATGGACAATATAGTCCTCCCGCTGCCACACCAGGTCGATTTTTAGCCGTGGGAATCTTGTATCCGAATGAACCGAAGATGATGATTCGCTTTGCAACAACGAATCCTCGTTCCCCCGATTACACCAATGTAGATACATACAATCAATATATGAATGGAACTGCTTATCAAACAAATGCAGATTCGAATCCCATTGAACTCCCTTCTTGTGATGTAATGGATATTGATTTGCAACGATGGTTTAATCTTACTATCTCAGTAAATGGACGTATTGTGGATGTCTATATCGATGGAAAACTCACCCGTTCCTGCGTCTTATCCGATCTTCCCATTGCAAGTCAAGATCAAAACCAAGCAATTACCTTAGGCGGTCCTCTTGGTTTCAGTGGATACTTTGGAACGACTCAGTTTAGTGGATCTGCCCTTTCTCCGGATAGAATCTACAGTTTGTACCAGGCAGGACCTTATCCTGGAATTGATACAGGATTTCTAGGATTTCTTGCAAATAAGATTGGCATTAAACTTCAATATGGAGGATCCACTCCTCCTGCAAGCACAAAATCTGCATAAATGTATAATTTGAATCATATTGGATAGAAGAATTTGCTTTGTAAATTCTTCTATATATGTAGAATGCAAGCAATAGCAGAACCTCCTAGTATGGTCTTTCAACTTGCCATTACCCTTGCCGGTCTTGTTGTGATTTATACTGTAATGACCCTAGTGGATAAAAGTATGGATGCATACAAAACCGCGAATCAAGTAAATACTATATTAATTCAAGATACAACCCAAGATACAAGTATTATTCCTCAAAGTCCACAAAGTGGAGCTCCTCTTATCTATCCCAGTAGTAATCAAACTGGTGGACGTGTCTTTTCCTATTCCTGTTTTCTGAATATTGCTGCAGATACCTTTACAACTTCTACAGCAGCCTCTTGCTCCGCTGGAGCCTCCTCCAACGGAGTCTCTTCCACTGTCTTAAAACATGTGTTCAGCAAAGGAACTGCAAAGTCCTTCCCACTGATGGCACCCGGTGTCTTTTGTCGTGCAGATAAAAATACCCTTCGTATCTACATGAATACAGCTGATACTTGGAATAATTATTTAGAAGTGGATAATATTCCTATTGCAAAATGGTTTCACATGGTCATTACCTTAGATGGAAAGTATCTGAAGATTTATATCAATGGCAATGTAGCCAGTGCAACACAGTTTCGAGCGGTTCCTCAAACAAATATTGGACCTGTCTTTATTTTCAATAACCGACAATTTCCAGATGGAACAAGTATTGTACAAAAAGACTTTGTTGTAAATGGAGCTGCAAAAGGAATGATTAGTCGATTACAATATTTTGCGTATACACTCAATGCCTCTCAGATCGATGGATTATATCGTGAGGGACCCAGTTCTAGAATTACAGGATCAGCAGTCACACAGATTGTTCCCTATATGACGGAAACATGGTGGACCAATCAAGTTTCAGGATCTGCAGCAAGTTCATAAATTAAATTGCATACTTCAATCCAGCCATACCACTACGAAATTCTACAAAGTTATATGTCTCAGCAAAGATCACCATTTGATATTGGTAAAAGGATCCTGTTGGAATAGGCTCTACATCCAAATCCAGTTGAAAGGTGGTAAAGCGACTGGTATTAATGGTTCCACTGGGTTGGATGGCATCACTTCCATTGATTGCAAAGGAATATACGTACACGGGCCAAAGAGAGGTTTGCGTTTTTACACCGTTCATTTGGTATGGATTAGCCCCTCCTTGTTGCGTTCTCCATATCTGATATTCTGAAAAATAAGGTTCATGTTCCATAGCAAAAATTTCATTTCCGTTTCCTAATATACGAGCTTCGGTCATAATTCGTCGTTGCAGTCCTGATAGATAGAGACCGGATCGTCCTACACCTGCTGGGACAGTTTGACCGGTTTGAGGAAGAACATACGGTCTGGCACCTCCTACAGGATAGATCCAATTGGTGAGATTGGTCCAATCATTGCGTAAGGGAATTGCATCATCACGACGAATCAACCATACAATCCGACTTACCAGATTATGAACATCTAATGCATATAAATCTCTGGAGGAAATGGAATCAAATCGAAAGGGTTGAATCTGTCGGACTAGGTATTGAAGAGGAGTTCCTGCCACACGTCGTCGTTCTTCCTCTGTCAAATAAATATAGGTTGTTTCGAGACTAGCGTTATGAGGCCAACCATCGGTTGCCGGTGCACTTGTTCCAAAATCAGTAAGAAAGAAGCGTATGGCTCCACTTGGATCCGCATAGGTTCCTGTCAAATTATTTAAGGTACTGGGAAGCGGTCCATACAAACTAGGATTCCAAATAGCTGTGTATTGATCCGTTGGCACATAGGGAAGGGAGAATTGTCCATAGCGAAGTCGCACTCCACTGGGATCCAAGATCGTATACAGATCACGAATCGGTCGTAAGGTAATTTGCACTTCCATTTCATGGTATTGGAGTGCCACTAAAGGAAGGGCTTCACTAATATGATCACTAAACCATAATCCAAGAGGGATTCGCAACTCACGTCCAGGAATGGACGGCGCATTTGTTTGTTGACCGCCAGGAGCCGTTGTCCATTGAACCACATTAGGATATCCTCCCGATGGATCGGCATAGACTCCACTGGCAGGATCAAAGAGTTCGGGCACATCTCCCACCATCCAAGACCATTTATCATATTGTGTATTGGTTTGATCCAAAAGAGCTCGTGTAGCAATCCATTCATCTGTAAATTCTTGAATCTTTGATCCTCCAATTGTTACAACTAATGATTGAATCATACGAACTCCCACTTGTCGCACCCATTGAAACTCGTAGGGAACTTGATTGGGTGGATAGGGAGGAGCCGTACGTGGATCATAGCGTATTACCTCTCCTGTACCATCCAAATACACCTTACTATAAATATCGGGCAGAGTCACACGGAGTACCATATCTCGAATTAAATCTGCATTACGAGGCATCTTTGCTGTGAGAAGAATGGGTGCATCCATTTGAAGACTGTTTGGACCCGTCAAGGGAACCTGAATCGGTTCGGAACTAAAATGTGTATGGCGTAAAAATGCTTTTGCAAAGTAACTCATCTGTGGATTTCCATTCACAACTACATTTTGGGATCCATAGGCAACAAGGGGTAACAATCCACCCGGCATAACTCTATTTATGGTGAAGGTAAATTGCGTTGCAATTTACCTTGCGTGTAAATAGAATCTAAGCCTATGATTTGCGACAATGTCGCAAATCATAGGCGGCGATAAGAAAAGATGGGTGCTTTGCACCCATCTTTTCTTATCACGGTTATCAGAATGAGCACATTGTGCTCATTCTGATAACTGCATAACTCTATTTATGGTGAAGGTAAATCTTAGAGTGATTTACCTTAACTATCTTATGAAAGTAGGAATGAATAATACGGTCTTTCGAAATGCACACCCTCCTACAAATAGTGGTATTATTATGATTGGCATAGGTGTTATACTTGTATCACTTCTTGTGCTATGGATTCTATGGGGATATTTGAAAGAATGGTTAAAGAGTCAGCTACAAGGTGCTGCTGCTGCAGATGCTTCTACTAAAAACCCTGAAGACTTTGTGCACGGGCAGTGGTGTTTTGTAGGAGAAGATATGACAGGTCGATGGTGTGTAAAAACGCCCGAAGAAGGGCTCTGTCCCAAACAACGAGTCTTTCAAAGTCGCAGTGAATGCGAGATGAAAACAGCTTCCGCCAGCCCTCTTGGAATCAATCAGAATCATGATACAACGATGATCCCTATTGCAGGGTTATCTATTGCGTAAGTATGCTTTTTAATACAATTGTAAGAATAGGGATAGTATGAGCTTTTCATTTGGATCCAAACCGACTCCCGAAGAAAGAACAGCGGATCGAGCTGATCGAGCCGCGAGTCGCGATGCAATTAATAATACTCGAAATGCCATTCAATCAGCCCTACAAAATCTTAAAAAATCATCCGCCAAAGAGGATTATCCTGTATTACAAAAAATGTTTAAAGATATACTTGATTGGTTAAAAGCAAACCCTAAGACAAATCAAGATGATATTAATGACTATTTTATAAATAATGTTCAATCAAATCCACTGTATCAATCCGTGCAAATTCGAAAACAATGGTCTGATCTATTTGCAACATTTCAAACAATAACAGAAGCTCGTATGACCGAATTGAAAGTAGGTAGTCCAAGACTTCTTGCATCTGCGCAAGAATTATTAACTCCTATGGTTGCGTATCGCAATGAACTTTATACATGGTTTATGAATGGTCAAATGACGCTTCTTCCACAAGATTATGAAGATAAAGCAATAGATGTTCGTGAAGCAGTCTTGGGAAATGATGGAAAAGGCGATGTATTTAAAACAAAAGCATTCATGGATAATAAACAATTGCGAGTGGAAGTGATAATAAAACAAGTAGAAGATAACAATATTAATATACCTCGATTAATTCGTAAAGTTATATCCTATGCTGTCATTGCACTTTTATTGGTCCTTCTATGTTGGGGTGGATTCTTAGGAGCCTGTTATTCCACGAATTTAAATTTGTATCGATCCTTTGAATTTCGTCTCTATTATGCAGTTTACGGAGCCTTATTTTGGATCTATGTTCTTCCCTATGAATTAGTATATCGAAAGTGGTGGTTAGGAGAAAAAGCCGAATTACATGGATATATTCCCTTGGTGGATGGACCTCTTGAGACATGGAGTTGGGTTGGAAAAACATTCTTTTTCTTTTTAGAACGCAAACCAATGGTAACTATGACTGCATAAGCTATTTTTTAGACATATAATATACAAAAAGAGAGAGTCCAATTCCGATAATGATTCCAGTTGTCATGGGAAGTATAGCAGAGGATTCATACGAAAGAGATTCCATGTGATTTATAAAGGCATCATATGAAATTTCTACTTTTCCAAGTTGTTTATTGACTTGATTATGAATGGTAAAGACCCATTTAATTAATGCATCTTTTGATTCGGTTGCAGGAGGTGATGTTTGAATTAGTTTGGTATAATGGTCACGACAGATGGGGCATGGAATTAATGATGAAAGTGATCGATAAAAGGAGGCTGCGGCTTGTTGTGTTGTATCATCCGGCGTTTCTGGATACCCTAAGCTAATAATATGCATTGTATTCCATAAAATAGGTCCCCAGACAGATGGTCGCATACCACGTATATCACGCATATTCTATACTATCCACATAAAAAGAATGAATATCCTAACCTATAGGATGGAGTGTATTAACTGTGGGATCATTGGGCATTCATTTCGGGACTGTCATGAACCAGTCAGTTCCTTTGGAATTATAGTATTGCGTGCTCATACGGATGGGCAGCAAGTCTTGATGATTCGAAGACGAGATAGTCTTGGTTACGTAGAATTTCTACGCGGTCGTTACACGTTGAGTACAACTGAATTTATACAGCGATTAATTGATCAAATGACAGCGGATGAACATCGTCGTTTATTAACAATTCCATTTGATGATCTATGGAATATTTTATGGAATTACCAGAATACACGACAATATCGAAGTGAATATGAACATGCAAAACACTTATTTGAACGATTAAAAAGTACAGGAGACACAACAGGTAGAACTTTAGAACAGTATATTGCAGCATGCCCGACACACTGGATTGAACCGGAATGGGGGTTTCCAAAAGGACGACGCTCCCAACATGAAACAGAGTTTTCATGTGCTATACGAGAGTTTCAAGAAGAAACAGGATGGCGCCATGCACTTCCTGTTTGTAGTAAGGATATTGAACCTCTCACAGAAACTTATGTTGGGTCAAACGGAATTACTTATCGCCAAGTCTATTATATTGGAATGTGTCCTACCACAGATACAGATGTAGAAATGGATGCAACAAATCATGTTCAAATTCGAGAAGTAAGTGCGGTCCGGTGGTGCTCATTTGAAGAAGCCATTGCTAAAATACGAGGAACAAGCCCTGAAAAACGTGCCTTAGTGGAAACGCTGCGAATACAGTGTGACCATATACGCGAGGTGCATGCCCGAAGCACGATCTCTCTGCGTGATACAGAGGATGGGCGACGTCGACATACCCACCGCAATAGAGGAACGGGATCGTCCGTATGATGAAGAAGCTGTCCAGGTCTATATGAAAAAAACTCCAGAACAACTTTACAATTGGTGGAATACATGGAATCTGGAAACACCATTAATTGAACGAGATAGTCTTGTAGAAGCTATGAAACGATTAGATCTCTATCCTTCCGAATCAATGACGGGTGTCTATCCCGATATCTTAGATCCCAAATTTACAACATATTTACTTAATAAAAAAGAATTTGCAGATTTACGATCCAAACCAAGTGAGGAAGATCTTTGTAATCCAAAAGGAGACTTTGATACCACAGCTGTACAACGATTTATTTCCCGATTTATGAATCCATTTACTCCTTACACAAGTGCATTATTATATCATGGTGTAGGGGTTGGAAAAACATGTACAGCAATTACTGTCGCAGAATCATTTTTGAAGATTCTTCCTGATAAACGTGTCTTTATTTTAGCCCCTCCTTCCATTGCAGATAACTTTATTCGAACCATTTTTGATGTGCGTAGACTTGTTTCTTTAACAAAACATGATCGTGATGTATTTGGACGTCGATGGAATTCATCACAATGTACCGGTCTTCAATATTTAGTAATGAGCGATATGCTTAATGAGAAAGATCGTGATAAAATAACAAAAGAAATACTAAAAATTATTAAAAAACGATATATGATTATGGGATATGGAGAATTTTCAAATTACATTAAAAAACAAATTTTAGCACGTATTCCCCCCCATATTGTAGGAGAAGAGCGAATCAAATTAGAAAATGAAGAATTATACAATACTTTTTCGGATCACTTAATGATTGTGGATGAAGCCCATAATTTACGAGATGAAGGTCGAAAAGGAGGGGATGAAGATAATAAACAAGTTGTGGATGATGCTGCCCAAGGAAAACTAGTACGAACTATATTAGAACGAATTCTTCCTGTTGCAGATGGAATGCGTCTTCTTCTTATGACTGCGACTCCTATGTACAACGTATCAACTGAATTAGTGGGATTAATGAATCTATTAATTTTAAATGATACAAAGGATACATCTATGTTATTAAAACGAGATGCACTCTTTTTAAAGAAAGGGAAAGAGATAGACTTAATAAAAGGGGCAGAAGCAACCATTACAAATATTGCAAAACGATATGTTAGCTATATGCGTGGTGAAAATCCCTATTCCTTTCCACTTCGTCTTACTCCGCCGATGATCTTAGGAGATCAACTTCGAACCATCTATCCTAAGATACTGATTTCTAAAAAAGAAGTTCACTTTGAAGAAGCTTTACAAAATATTTTAACCTCCTTACCCTTAGTTCCAACGATCTATGATGAATCAACATATGCAGGACGAACCTTACAAACTCTTATGGAACAGTATCATAAGGGAACTGATACACTTGAAGGAGAGGACGAAGAAGGAGAAGATATTACAAATAAACCACTTTTTAATACATTAGCCTATGCATGCAATATTCTCTATCCAGATGGATCCTCTGGAACCAATGGATGGAGACATTATTTTACAAATGAAGAGTTTGGAGAATTACCACGATTACGACGATATAATTGGATTCCACATACTGATATGACAGTGGATACTATTTTTGGACCAAGTGTTTTACATCAATATGCTCCCAAAATGGCAACCATTATAAAATCACTCAAGACGTGCAAAGGAATTGGATTTGTATACTCAAGAGGAGTAACAGGAGGAATTATTCCATTTGCGATTGCACTAGAACGAGCAGGATGGACGCGTGTCTTAGCCAGTGGACATGGGGAACCCCTCTTACATGAAGCGCCAGTTCTCCCCTATGGGCGTCAATGTGCTCTTTGTGAACATCATGAAGACGGTCATAAAGAAGATCATCCCTTCACTCCTGCTAGCTTTATTGTTCTTACAGGAGATGAGAAACATACACCCAGTGTGGATGCTGCAGTTCAATATGCAAGCTTCTTTCCAAAGGAAGATATATATGCTCCCTATGGATCCCGTGTAAAAGCCATATTAGGAAGTAGTGTGGCGAGTGAAGGGCTTGATTTTAAATGTATTCGAGAAGTTCATCTATTAGATCCTTGGTGGCATTTAAATAAGGTGGAACAAATTATTGGACGTGGAGTTCGATTCTGCAGTCATGCACGTCTTCCTATGGAAAAACGAACCTGTACCATTTATCTACATGTTGCATTTCTTTCAACCTATGAAACATCTGATTTATATGCATATCGATTAGCGGCAAAGAAGTCCATTCAGATTGGAATTCTTCAACGCGCGATTAAAGTGGCTGCCTTTGATTGCAATATTCACCACGATATCCTATTTATAGATCCTAGTCAAAAACGAACCATTCAAGATGGACAAGGTCATGAAATAAAAGATTATTCCTTGGCAGATAAACAATATTCGAGTATCTGTGATTTTATGGAAACATGTACCTATAAATGTGCTACATCTGTGGATCGTTCTACAATTGGAACAGATTTGAGTACCTATACAGTGAATGATTTAGTGCGGACAATTGATGCCCAGATTCATAAACTAAAACTACTGTATCAATCGTCCTCTGAACGATTATATATTCCATTAACATTTATTAAAGATACTTTTTTTAAAGATATTCCGTGGGAATTAGTGGCACGTGGATTACGAAGTAAATTATCCTCTCTTATTGTGGAACAAGCAGATGGAACGCGTGGAACATTAGAATTACAAAATGGATATTTAGTGTTTAAACCGATGGAAATTACAGACCCAGAAATACCCCTTGCATTACGGCATGGATATGCATATGGACGATTACCCACACGAATGATTTCTCCCCTTCTTACATCTAGAGAAAAAGCCATTACAGCCATTTCTGGAACGGATGGAACTGAATTTCGTGTTACAAAATCACTTGAAGAGAAAGCACTATTACAATGGAAGGAATGGTTGAATGAAATAAAATCGTTAACAAATCCAACTCACGCAATGGATATGAAACGTCCTCCTCCTCATGGAATCGATGAACCTGTGTATCGACTTCTTCAATGGATGCCATATCGATTTCGTAATTTTCTTCATATTGAAAAAATATTGATGCAATTCTATATGGATCGAATCTGGACCTTAGAAGAACGTCATGCAGTTCTTTCTGCAATTACAGAACGACGTGGAACAGGAACAACCACTCCCATAGATGATACAATTCTATCCTATCTTACAAATCCAGAAGTATTCGATACACCTGATGGAATTTATGGATTTATATCGATTAATAATACGGGACAAGAAATACCCTATTGCAAAGTAGGAACAAATCCAGTTGGTGTTGCCCCTCCTAGTATTCGATCCCTGATTGATCCTGTATTAGAACCCCCCCTGAATGGAATTGATGGCTGTTCACCCTTGTATGGATTTCATGCATTTACAAAAACTATGCCAATCTTTAAAATATTAAACACGGAACGATTAAATCCTCGCAATCGACAGTTTAAGGGATCTGATTGTACAATTACATCCAATCTAGATCGCATGCTCGAAGATATTGCTCAATTATATAAATATCAAAAAGATCCCAAATATATATTATTGGCACCTATGATCTTACAGCAACGAACCACAAAGGAAAGAGCAGATCCTTATACCTATGTAAATCAATTGCGATCTCCCGAATTATGTATGTATACTGAAATATTATTACGCGCCTTTCAAGCCGTAGAACCAACTGCAACACGATGGATTTTATCCATGGTAGATACAAAACGTGCAATTGAAACAAAAATTATAAAAGGGAAATCTGTGAAAAAATTAATTTTCGAAATTAGTTTTTCATGGGGGTCTTAAAAAAATGAAGAGAAGAGAGAAGTAGGGATCTGTTTACAAAGATGCAAACCATTTATATTGATGAACAAGTTGCACTGGAACCGACTGATTTAAACAAAGCTGGTTCTTCCGAAGAGATCAAACATATGCTAGAACAAAAAATGAGAGATCGATATGAAGGACGGTGTAATGCCTCTGGGTACATGCAACCCGGATCAATCAAGCTTCTTACAAAAAGTATGGGAATCTTTGAGCATGGTCGATTTACAGGAAATGTAATCTTCTATTGCCGCGCAAGTTGTAATATTTATATACCCGTTGCAAAATCAGTATTACGTGTAAAGGTAATTGAATTAAACAAGGCAGGTGCTTACGGTCTTCTTGCCACAGAAGGAGACGAGCAAGCCATGCGCATTCAACTCCCCCGTGATTTACATATCGGAAATCCGAGTTTCGATGCTATAACAGTTGGACAAGTGATTTCTGTGGAACTTTTAGTCACAAAATTTCAAACAAATGATTCCTATATTCAAGCCGTTGCAAAATTGGCGGAAGAAGTGGCAAGGTAAATTATTGATTTTATATAGAAGATGAATTTATTATCAACAGAAGAATATGATCGACGAAAACTCTTTGTTCAAGACATATCTACGTTGACGACTGCAGAACTGATTGAAATTGTTCGTATTTTACGAGCTCATAAATTTTCATACAGTGAAAATACGAATGGTGTTTTTTTTAACGCAGTCTCTCTCCCTCAAGAACTCTTTGATGAATTACAATCCTTTCTCCAATTTACAAAAACAAATCGAACTGCTATTGAAGATCGATCCTCTCTTTTTAGCACACTCGGTGTTGAACCGTTATCTGAAAAAGAGAAAGCCGTCATGACTGCAACAATAGAGGATCATCCTTCCTTAGGAAAAAAACTAAGATGATGGATTTAAAGTAGGACTCTCTAATTCTATATAAGATGGTATCTTTTACAGAATTAGTCACCCTTATTCAACCAAATAAAACAAAGACGGATGGACTTCCTATTTGGAATGTGATAGAACCTATACGAGTATGGAAACTTCCACTAGCTCCTCCTACAAAGGTAATTGCTGTTACTCCTATTATTACTCCCACTGTTACTCCCACTGTTACTCCCACTGTTACTCCCACTGTTACTCCCACTGTTACTCCCACTGTTACTCCTACTATTACTATTAGTCCGACTCTTCGCCCCTATGGTCGTCCACTTGATCTCCTTTCGATAGGAATTCTTGATCCATTATACAATCGAGCTCCTCGGAATACGGCGCGGGAGATTGAAAAAGAAGAAGCGATTCGATTGGAAGCAATGATTCCTCTTTTATACGGAAAAGAAGGAGGGCGAAGTCGAGGATGGACCAAAAAATCATTGGAAACACATCTTCGTATACGAGCTTCTGTTGGTGGAGATCTTTTTGAATTGCAAAAAGCAAAACTAGGAATTAATGGAAATAGTCTCTTTACCTGCAAAGAAATATCAGCACTCTTTGATTTTATATGTTTAGCAAAAGGAATTCGATGTGTTATTTGGAAAGATCCATTGCATTTTGGACTTTGGCCCGCCGCAGATCCTGCCATTCTTTCCAAACAGCCTGTCCTGATTCATGCAAGTGTGAATGAAATCGGTGAACTACGATTAACAAATGGATGTGATACAGTGAAAGACCTTTTTGCATGGGTAGATCGTACACCTGGAGTTGGATGGACACCTGCCCTTTCCTGCCTTTCCATTCTTTCCACCAATACACTTGATGAATTAAAAACAGCAGCAGACGCGATTGAGCTTGTTGTAACAGGAAAGAAATCGGAACAAATTGTTCAAATTGCTGCCGCACGACGACGACGCTCTATGGAGCTTTAAAGAAGACTCTTCAGAATATTCCATGCATCTGATGAAAGATATCTCTCAAGAAAGGCACGTGCATCAGCAGCAGCATCTCGATTGGATCGTTTTCTGAGCTTTTTGACAAGAGTCTTTACAGAAGGTGTGGAATCTAGATCAAAGTCTTCATCAAGAAGTTTCTCTTCTAAAGAATGGGAGTATCCTTTCCCCATTTTAATAAAGACCTTTCCATATTCAGCACTCAAACCGAATTCTTCAAAGGGTTTGACATCTTCCACAATTGTCAATGAGTCAGGCTCTCCATCCAGCTTTCGACGAGTACTCGTGGAGGACGCAGGGGAGGATATCGTGCGCTTCCTTCCACTCAAGAAAGTAGATGGTTCCGTGCTTACAACCATCCCCAATATACCATTAATAGCATATTTTGCGTAAAATGCTTTTCGATCAGCAGCAAATTCTGCACGAATCTTGGCAACACGGATCTTCTTGTTTTCTTCTTTACGCTCTAGATATTCCTTTTCAAATTTCCCAACATTCTTTATTGCATCAATGCTATGCTGTATTGCCTCAAAGGGATATGGCGGCGGGGGAGGAGGAAAACTCCTGTATAGGGAGGGAGGATAATTCATTATGATTTGTATACTATATATTATATTATACAAATAAGTTTATCAATTTTATAAATTGTATAAAATTGAGAACAGACAGATCGTCTGTTTAAGGAACTCAAATGAACCAATAGAATAGAGAGGATGAGTTTGACATTAAGCACATCCGAACAGTCCGAATTAAATCGATTATGGAAGGACTGGCAAGATTCTGATAATTTAGAATTAGAAGCCACCTTTCCAGTAAAGACCTATGTTGATTATATGCATATTGTCCAATACTTACAATCAATTGGGCTTCGTGCTGAACCAGCACCTGCCAAATTAAACATTATTCTAAATGGAGGTGTACGAATTTCAATTGTAGGGGATGCACAAATTCAAGCTTTCTATGAAACAAGTAAATTAACAGAATATCATGCAATTATCAAGCAACATTATGGAACAAAGGAAATTCCCGATTCTATTACCCTAGAGGAATATGATGTACGTGTCAAAGTTCGTCGTGAAATTGAAATAGAACGATATGATCCGCGTATGAAAGCTGCACTTGCAGGCTGGGCAACCAGTGAAAAAACCTTTCGTTATATGAAACGATTTTCATTCACAAGTAATAATAATCCAGGAATTCAATTTGATGCAACAGTTGTTCGACAGAATAAACGTCCTGCTAAGAGTCTTCAAGAGTCAAATGTGATGAATCTTCCTGATCATTATGAAGTGGAAGTCGAAGCATTAAAAAATGTAGCAAAAAGTCGTGGACTCACTGGATTTCTAATGGGAGTTGCACGAGTCTTACAAGGGTTGCAACAATCCTATGTGATTCTACCCAAGTCTGTGTCTCAATCGGTTCTTCGCGCCATTGGAGACTTTCCAGGGGCGCAACCAGCCACCTTGATGATGGAACATATTGCAATGGAAAAGACGGCTGGCACTCCCAACATTCGATTGGATGATTATAATGTAACGGACAAAGCGGATGGCGATCGCTGTCTCCTCTATGTAGCAGAAGATGGTCGTATCTATTTAATGGATAAAGATCAAAATGTATATGGAACCGATCGTAGTGCACCAGAGGCAGTCGGTGTTCTTCTTGATGGAGAATGGATTCATCACAATGCCAAAGGTGAATTTGTTAACTATTATTATGCCTTTGATATCTATAATGGACGAAAGGGAGTGGATACAACCAATCGCCCCTTCTTTACACGTGTTGCAGATGCTGAAACACGATTGAACGAGATGCAAGAAGTGATTGCCATTCTTCGTGATGCTGCCTTTGTTGTCAAAGGAATTCCAGCTTATAAATCATTGCAAATTAGTATGAAATTATTTCAACCTGCAGGTGCTGCAGGGATCTTTGCGGAAGCAAAATCTGTCTTAGAGCGTGTGGATCCTCCCTATCATACCGATGGGTTGATCTTTACCCCCAATGCATCTCCTCTTCCACGAGGAAAAGGATCGTGGGCAGCGCAACTCAAATGGAAACCTGCGGAAGAGAATACGATTGATTTCCTCGTAAAAATGGAACCAAATGCTGTTATGAAAACAGATGGCGATACACTTGTCTTATGTAAAGTATTACACCTCTATGTTGGATCTACCGAAGAAATTCAATTTCGAGATGCACGAGCCACCATTCTGCAAGAAGATTCTATTTCATCTCCTGAACGATCTGAAAAAAAGATCTATCGTCCTGTGGAGTTTATCAGTGATCCTTATGATCCCTATGCCTCTATTTGCTATATTCCTGTAGAAGATGGAAATGTCTATACAAATCGCACGAAGGATATGATTCCTGATCAATCCATTGTTGAAATGGCGTATCATCCAGAGCGATCCGTGGGATTTCGATGGGAACCTACGCGTGTTCGATGGGATAAGACAAGTCGTTACCAACATGGAACCTTTGGACGAACCTTTAACAATGATAAAACTGCTGCCTCTGTCTGGACCTCCATTCACGAACCAATTACTCAAGAAATTATCTCTACAGGTCTTTTATTCTCAAAAAAAGAGATGATTGATATGGTAAAGCTCTATTATAAAGTGAGTCTTTCTGCATCAGATACAATGTTTACAAAAGGACTGCAACACTTTCATAATCGATACATTAAAGATAAGATCCTTCTTCAATCCACCATTAAATCCTTCAAAGACTGTAAACTATTGGATATGTCCTGTGGAAAAGGAGGTGATTTAGATAAATGGATCCACCATGGAGCTCAGTTTGTGCTGGGATGTGATATTGCCGAAAGTGGATTAACCGATCCTCGTGATAATATTTATAGACGCTATATTGAAAAGATTCAGGCACGTGGCGGACGAGATCGCGTCGCTCCCATGATCTTTGTCCAAGCGGATGCCTCCAAACTCTATGTGGATGGAACTGCAGGAATGACTCCTGAAGATCGTGGAATCTTACGAGCCTTGTGGGGAAATATAGAAGCCACTGTACCTCCTTTGGTACAACGATACAAAGGAATTGCCTCACAAGGCTTTGATGTTGTCTCGATTATGTTTAGTCTTCATTATATGTTTCAAACACGTAGCATGTTGGATGGGTGGCTTATGAATTTAGCATCCTGTCTCAAAGTGGATGGATACTTTATTGGATGCTGCTTTGATGGAGATGCTGTAGCAAACAAATTAAAACCTGTCCCAGAAGGAAGTGTCTTATCTGGAACTCAAAAAGATACCACTGTATGGTCGATTCGAAAACAGTATGATGATGGGTATTCAGGCTATTTGCCTCCTACAGAAGAAGGGATTGGTCGTGCGATTGATGTATACTTTGCCAGTATTGGGGAAGAACATACTGAATATTTAGTCAGCTTTCCCTATTTGACCAAACGTCTCCATGAAATTGGATGTGAGTTATTAACCAAGGATGAATGTCGTGCGATTGGATTGCAAAACTCCACTGCCATGTTTGAAACCTCTCACAAGATGGCATCTGATCATGGAGAGACCTATCCAATGCTTCCTGTTGTACAAGAGTATTCTTATCTGCATCGCTGGTTTATCTTCAAGCGAAAGACTGCTTCTATGAAAGCACCTATTACAACTGGAACCCCTCCTGCGATCCTGACACGTCCTGTAGAAGAAGAGGCTCCTGCAGATGTGATCCTACGACAAAGTTCTCCAGAAGAGTTGATTGAGCTTGATGTACCAGTTGCCGAAACAGCAACTGGTACTCCTCCTAGTTTAATGATTCGTCCTGCAGAAGGAGTCGTATCTCCTGAGCTGATGACATCTCCTCCTCCAGATCTACCAGATCTTCCAGAGACACTTTCCCTTGCCGAAGAAGTTCGACCTGTGAAAGGTCCTATCTTAAAATTCTATGAAAAGTCTGTGAAACGCGATGATTTAAAAATTAAGCAACCAGAGTGGGCAAAGATCCTATCCACCGCAGCTGCCTATCCCTTTCAAGATCGATCGGATGCCTCCATCGTCTATCCCAATCTAGAAGCAGCATTAACCGCTGAAAAATATAAGATTGCGTCCACCAAGCCAGAGATTGCAAAAACCTTGGTAGGAATTTCTGATCTGACAGATATTCGAAAACTTGCCAAAGATGTTAAAAAGTATGGATACGATACTGCCAAATGGGAGGCTCAAAAAGAGTCTCTATTACACGAGTATCTCTTACAACGCTTTGAGGAAGATGTCGAATTTCAACGCATCTTACAAGCAGTTGCCGATCAAGATGTACGATTAGTCTTCTATCCTGGTCCTACCAGCACTAATGAATTAGGTGCCTTAGTAAAAGGTGATGCCATTGAAGGAGATAACTTATATGGCAAAGCCTTGATGGCACTGGTCGGTACGACCTATTAAGCATTTAAACTATATGATGATATACTTTTTTAATAGTATGCCATTATCATCAGAGGGAGCTCTTTCATGGCAGCGGTTAGCTGTGGTAAATGCCCATCCGCGTGATGCACGTATCACCTTTGATGAACCCACTCATAAATATACAATTGATGGAAGCAAATATGATATATCTTGTACCGGATTTGTTCACTCCTTTTTCGGTCATTTTGATGCCGACAAGGTGATTGCCAATATGATGCGCGGAAAGAATTGGAAGGAAGGAAATAAATATTGGGGCAAGACGCCTGAAGAGATTAAAGCAGGATGGGATGCCAATGGAAAAGCAGCATCCGAAGCGGGAACGCGGATGCATTTAGACATTGAACATTATTACAATGCGTCTCCGATTGGCAACATGAGGGAAGATGAATGGGAACCATGCCTTGGACCTGAATGGGATTATTTTATGAAATATGAAACCAAATTTCGTATTCCTGGTGGATACGTCCCCTTTCGCACGGAATGGCTGGTATTTTACGAAGAGATTCGCTTAGCAGGATCGATTGATATGGTGTACATGAAACCAGATGGAACCATTGCGATTTATGATTGGAAACGTGCAAAAGAGATTAAAACTGAAAATCCATTTCAAAAAGGATTGGATCCATTAGATCATCTACCAGATACCAATTACTGGCATTATACCTTGCAGTTAAATATTTATGCAAGTGTTTTGGAAAAGAAATATGATATGAAGGTGAGTGAACTGGCATTAGTCATCCTACATCCAGATCAATCCTCCTTTCGCGTCATGAAATTAAATCGATTAGAGGAGGAGGTAGAGGCAGTCTTTGCCGATCGATTAAAAAAAATTACGGCTTAATCTTCTTCTTCTACAATTGTTGTTGTTTTCGCCTTTCGTATCTTCTTCTCCTTTTTGGGAGGAGTAAACATCCTATCACTCCACATTGGAATATAGATTTTTATATCTACCTTTGAATTATATCGTTTATTTATTGCTTCATATTGTCCGATGGTAAAGAGTAAGAGCTCATTCATTTGACTGATCATATCTTCAGGTTTTGCGGTTGCAAATATATTCATTATATCACGAAATACCGCAAGAAACATTTCAAGAAGATGTGCACGATTTTGTGTAAGGTGAAATTGTTTTTCATCTTTTTGCAAGGCAATTTTCCATTCTTCTTCTGTAATTTCTTTTGTAAGATAACGGACACGAAGAACACGTCGAACATCTAGTGCTGGAGGTTGTGGTGCAATTTGTCCTTGAAGACTATGTAATACAAGATTATAATGTTGTGTAGATGTATAGCGACTATATATAATATTATAGAGAGGATCAAGAACGGCTTTTTGATTTAGGGTTAATATCATATGACCTTGATCAATTCCGCAGAGAAGAGGACCGGCAGGAGCTGGCGCACTGCCTGCTGCCCGTCTCCATTCGAAATAATGAGGATTGTGAATAAATCCAGTTTCAATCTTTCCTGTTGTCCAGCTAAAGGCAGTTTTGCACTCCACACAAAACATTTGATTGCATCCGCTGACCTTTGAAATCATAATACCGCACTTAGGGCACGGCTTTGCTTCTGCAGCAATCAACGCAATGCTTGCTACCTTGTCTTTATCACAAAGATGTGGTTCTATGGTGATAGGATCATGGCATTTATTACACACCTTTACATCGCAAATTCCACATTTCCATTGAGTAGACAGAAATCCACGACAATCTGTCACAGGACAGGCTTTAATAAAGGCACGTTTTTCAACAACGGGTGCTTCTGCTGTAGGCATTTCATATCCAAAGGATCGAATCAATCCTCTATGTTTGGTTGCATCACGTGAATCATACGTTTCTTTTATTTTTTCAAAGGAAGTATATTCTGTGGATGCTTTGTACATCTTTCTCGCCTCCGCAAGTTGTTGTTGAAGATCTTTTTTCAGAGTTCTATACTTAGTTTCTATGGGTAAATAGAGTGTCATACAGCGTGTACAAGATTGCCAATTATCATCTCCATGACGATTACTTCTATGACTGCGGCGAATTGCATCTGTCTCACACCATAGAGAATCTCTGCTTTTTGTTATTTCATATTCAATGGTTCTTATTTTTGTACTTGCAACGGATGTGTCAAGTTTATATTTGGCAGTAAGGTAGATTGATTCATATGCTTTTATATATTTTTTTGCATTTTGATACTGTATAGCATCTTCTTGACTAGTAGGAAGACGAATTCGTTCAGAATCTAATAATACTTTTTCTCGATGTGCTTTGAAGCGACTATTTCGAAATACAGCAGTACAAATTGTATCAATAAATTCACGATTCCAAACTGCTTTACAACTAGGACAATGTATTTCAATACTTTCCTCTAAGAGAAGAGTGTCTTGCAAACATGCTCGACAGAAAATACCATTGCAGAATAAACAAGCGGTATCTTTCTTTGTACTTTTATTGCACGGTTCGAGACAAATCGTGCACTCCATAATAATTTTATAATCTATATAAAATCATTATGCAATCTATCAATTTTATAGCATTTCCAAACTAATTTGGACTTCTTCTGGAAGTTCATTATAGTCCACAAATCGTTTTGATTCTGATCCATCTTTGTATAAAAGAGGAAGAAACTCACCATCTAATAATAAATAATGAGCGGATGATGCAGGAATTAATTGCTTGATATCTAAGACACCGGTACGAACATTTTTCTTTGTAAGAATAATATTTACATCCAGAATCTTGGATAAATGGTGAAGATCTTCTTCAGACCACTGAAAAGGGTCTTTGGAGTGGGATGGTCGTAGACGCTGCAATTCGCGTTCAAAACTAGAATAGGTAATTTTCTCTCCTTCAGGGGTAAAGAGTAATTCACGCAAAATTGCATCTTGAAGTTCTGGTAGTTTTCGAACAATATCAAATAATTCACCTGAACGAGACCATCCTGCTGCTTCCCACGAAATAGGAAGTCCTGATTCTGTTGCAATCGTGCGACCAAGCTCTTCTGCACTAATCTCTTCTGGATATCGATACCCTTGTGCATATTTGCTAGCATGTCGTCCAACAATTCCCAACTGTTTGTATAATTGGGTTGTTCCACGTCCATCAAAACTTACAATACGTGTATTATCTTCATCAATCATTCCTGAAGGAGTTCGAAGACGACTAACACGTTTTTCTTTGGCTTGAAGCACTTCGTATGCCGGTCCATTAGTGCGTAATAATTCATCCACTAACCGAGCGGTAAGGATAATTGCTGGATCTTCGATTGTACCATAGACAGGAGCATGAATTTTGCAACGTCCATCAGACCATCCACACATTCCTTTACAATCTCCTTCCTTCAAGAGAATACAATCTTGTCGTAGTAAGGGAGGCACTACATGAACACCTTCTACTGTAATCCAGGATTTAATCAAGGAGTGGAGCAATAGATCACCTCGTTTTCGAAGTTCATAAAGAGGAAGACGATTTCGAGCAGCTCGCAATAATTCAATCTGTTTTGCAACTCCATGTCCAGTTCGAATTAACCAATTGGAAAAAGAGATACGAAGATATTGATATGCTTCTTCTAGTAATTCTTCTGGGTTTATATCAATTTGTTCCATTAATTTAATAGATTCTGTATCTGCTTTTCGTAATAAGATTGAATCTTCTTCTCGCGGTGATATTTTGTCTATTTCTTCAGAAGGAATAAGTTTAGAATAGGTTCCTTCTTGAAATACTTCGATTGGAATTAATGTTGTTTGTTGTAACATAATTGATGTATATAGTTTTATTCCACTTTCATTTATGGTATATCCAAGAAAATCAGGACGTAAATATGAAAATTCTTTACTTAAGGTTGTATAAAATGTGATTGCATGAATATAGGACGGTCTTGGAATTATATCATTATCGTACATTGAAGGAATTGTTGTATCAATTGTACCATCATCTGACACTGGAATATAATAAGGAATCTCTTTTTCCTCCACAATAAGTCCTACTAGACGATTGGTACGTTCTCGCAAAAAAGATAGAATTGTATACTGTTTATGTTTTTTAAAAAAGTCTAATAACACTCCAACATGACCTAAGATTGTATTTGTTGGTAACCATACATTAATAGGAGGGGTCGGTCTTCCACATCCTAGAATGGGTTGTAATGTTTGATAGTATAAATTTTTTAATTTTTCACGGGACTCTAATGAATATGATTTTAACAGAGAAGGATGTATTGCTCCTACATAATTTGTAATACTTTCTACATAAATTAATGGTTCTATGATAGATTGTTCTTCAATATAATAAATAGGAATTAAACAAGGAGTTCCTTCTTGTATTCGTTGTGAAATACCGAAGGGAGGGCACCGTAATTCACCATTTATAATTTTTGGAACGGTATCTCTATTGTAAATAGGTACAACTCGTAATAGAATAATTCCATCTTTACTAAATAATCCAGGAGTTGAAAGAAGTCCATCCCAAATTCGTAACTCTTTTACTTCATTTAAATCAGATAGATAGTCTACAAATCGTTTCCATGCTTTGAAAAAACGAATCACATAGGCACGATCTGCTGATTCAAGATTCATATCTCCCATCCATGTTTGAAATTCTAAGGCTGTAAATTTACTTCCTACACTTCCTGGATCTGGTTCTTCTGGATTATGAAATTCATGAATTAGGGTTCCATAGTTTGCAGCTTCAAAGGCTCTTGCCATTTTTACCATATGTGTAACAAGTAACCATTTTAGCAAATCAGGAGGAGTCATGGTGGAAATGGTTGAAATACCTGATATACCAAATCCTATTTTTGCACATACAAATAATAGGTAGGATAAGAATTGAAGAAAATTTTGACCATTAATTCCAAATCGAATAAAGGCATGAGGATTTTTTTCTAATTTTAAATTTCCTTTTATTATGGTAGTATAAGATTCAACAGATTGTCCTAGAAGTGTGTCAACAGGTCCAGGAACTGTTCCAACAGTTCCCTCTGTTAATGATGAATTGGATTTATAAAAATAAGTAGATGAACTTTGTAGTTTCTTAAAGGCAGCTCCTATATCTCTGAATCGTTCTGTTTGTTTTGTAGATTCATCTGTGATCATTAGTGGTTCAGGATAGACAGGTTCTAACCCCTTCGGAGGATTTGGAATCGGTACTGCATCTTCTGGTAAAGTCACATTATCAGGTGTTTTAAAACAGCAAGGAAGAATATATCGTTTTGGATGTTTGATTTCATCAAAATATCCAACATAAATATGATTTCCTTTTCGTTCAATTATATTTTGTTCTCCACAAAACGGGCAACTAGGAATTAGTTTCTTTTTTGCACCATTTCGCATCAGATCACCTTCGTATTCTGATTCTAAAATAGGAAGTTGATCCGTGGCACACCATAACTTAGAACAAATATAATAATTGGGACTACTTGATCCTGCTCTAGCAAATACCCATAATTCCTGGTCTCGTTGTGCTTCAATTAACTCTAAGATCATAGGAGATGCGCTCGTTCCCAAAAAAGAAACATTTCCATCCAGAGGAACTCCTAGACGTAATCCATGAAGTTCCATCGCTTCTTTTTCTCGTTTTGTTTTACTTGTGTCCTTTCGTCGTTCTTGAGCAGTACTTGTTACAAATGCAACAACTCTAGCATTATACTCCGATAGGGGATATTCTAATATATTTACTGGTTTTCCTTCATATTTTATTTTAATATCTTTATATTTATTGGGAGATACAACATAGGGTTGTCTGTGTGCTGATCGCTGGCAACTAGTTGTATATGCTTTGATTTGTTGTGTTTTAGAAGCTGTAAATTTGAATAAGTTAAAATCTGCTTTTAATAAATAATTTACATAATCATAACTTTCCTTCTTTGCAGGAGCAATCTCTTCTTTTTCTTCATATAATGCTGCAAATGCATCATTTTCATCATTCTCTTCAATAGACAGTGTTGCAGATGGTTTTCCAAACACAGGTTTTCCAAACATTGGTTTATCTGATTTTTCAGAGGGTTTCTTCTTTTCAAGAGCTTCCAGTTTTTTCTCTGGTAAAATCATAAGATTCGCAATTGTTAACATACGTTGTAATTCTACAAAAGAGCGTATATGTTCAAATTTGAATAAAAATCGTGGAGATTGATTTTCTAGAAATAAGCTTCCTCCTAATTCACTGGAGGGAATTGGTTTTGCTTCTCCATATAAATCAATTGCTTCTCTATTTCGTCGTTCAAAAAGCTTAATTGCATCACCTGCTTGTTTGAAGGAAATACCAAATTCTTTAATTAACATAGGACCTACATGTTTTACCTCTGTTACTTTATTCAAATGATATAAATGAATGGCTCGTTGCAACGGATCTTCCATAGGAGAAAATTCTCCAAAGCGTGATCGAAGACTTACCCCTTGTACTTTTGTATGAGGAGATAATTCTTCGTAAAAAAGATGTCCATATTGTTTGACACGTTTTTGCAATTCTTTCTGAGATAATATTACTTTTGAATCCAAATTGATTTCATACACTCCTGACATATAAGAAAGAGTTAAAGAGGGTGTATCATTCCATCCAGCAGCCGATACAATTGATGGAATAAGATTAAAGGCGTGTGCCAATAAATCATAAGAAATAGGTTCATTACTTCGAAGTGCATCCAATTGCAATTCTGCATTTCCATCAGAATGAATTAATAAGGTCCATGCATATCCTTTTTGGATAATACGAATATCTTGCTCTTCTATCGGTATTTTCACCATAAGAACAGATCCTTTCTCTAGATTTGGTAGATCCATTGTAAATAATTTTATAATTTGTGCATTTGTAATTAAGGGAATTCCACTCAATCCCATTGCAAATTTTACAAGAGGAGTTCCACGTTGAGGAAAATAACGGATAAAGGGAAGATCTTTGGATCCTTTCATGGAATGAAACAGAATTTCTAACCCCTCCTCATACACCGTGGGATGAGGAGGTAATCTTAGATGCACATGTGTAATGTGATTTAGTTTGATTGCTTCTATATCATAAAATGTATCTTCGATAGATACAAGAAGATCAATACGATTTATAATTGCTTGTATATCATGTTGATGATCTTTAAGTTTGGTATATATATCATTCATATCTTTGGTCATACTTGTATACAATGTCTCTTCCACTTGATGTGGTTGTGTAATCATTGGAAAGTATACTTGAAAATATCCAATAAACTGTTGTATATCTGTTGGACTTGCAAGAGCTGCCAAACTTCGTAAAGTCCATACATGTAATGTAGATTCGTCACGAAATGGAATTTGCTGAAAGGTTAAGCCTTTATACGACTCTCGTGACACAATTAGTTCTGTTCCTTCTTCTGTTACAAATCGGCGGTCGGGGGGTGGAGGTATTAAGGGATCTGGAAGTTTATTCGGTTTTGTAAACTCTTCTACGTATTGAAACTCGATCGGAGTATAGGTATTATCCTTATTCTTGATTGCTAGAAATTGATAATTTGGCAAATAAGCAATAGGATCTTTTGTATGAAGTGTGATCTTTTGTTTAATCGATTGAATGGATTCAAAGGATGTAACTTCTAATATATAGGTTGTATCTGCTGAATGATCTACAATCTGTAGTTCATTCAATAAAGTATTCACAGGGGTGGGATTCAAGATCTCCATCTACTTCTACTTCTAGGAACTTATATCATCTTTCATCCCTTCCTTATATTTGGGAGAATCTGTGATCTTGACCCCACAGTATGTCACCGGATGTGCTGCAAAATCTTGATATTGATATAAATTCATGGCTTCTGCTTGTTGTAAGACCCATGCAAAGTTATTCCAAAACTCTGGGGTATGTCCAATACTGCTTGTTCCAATGTGAGACATCTCATGCAATCCAACAAAGATTAAGACATTCTCATTCACCAAGCGTTCCTCCTTATCTCGTTGGCGCAAACACATGTATACCTTTTCCCCCTTATTGACAGAATAGGAGGTGAAGGAGGCATCGGGAGTACTTTCACTAAATCGTTCGGCAGTCAAATCGCAATTCTTCAAGACATGTTTTACAAAGGGTTTATCAGGGTGTTTCTGTTCCAATGCCGTGCGAAGACGGACCAGACGATCTCTTACCCTTGCAAGACGATCTGCTGCCTCTTGCTTATCATCCAAGTTTCTTACTAAATATCGCTCATTGTCGACGGTACTTTTGACGTAAGACATGGGATAGGCTGATTGTTTATATATCATTGCGCCGAGTCCGGCAGCTGCTAAACCTCCTACAAAGATCCATTCCATTCCTATTTTACAAAGATATTATCGGTACGATAATATCTTTGTAAAATAGGAATCCTTCCATCCTTATTATAGTTATAGAATAAAATACAGCATAGCTGTATTTTATTCTATAACTATAATAAGGATCCATTCCATATTCCCTATTATTATAAAAGATTATAGAATAATCTATTATAATCTATATATTTTCTTAAAATAGTAAGGTACCGGTCGTATACGGGAAGGATCCAAGATTCACCTTTCCACTATAGATAAACATATTACCCATACCGATCGTGGGTTGTACGTTGTTATGGGCTCTATCACCACCAGCAGGATTCAAGACGTGGGAGTGGGTGGGGTCAGTGAGGGTGATGCCGGTGGAATTGGTGGTTGTATTTAAGGTTTGTGTGCCGCCGAGAACACCATCATTATCGCCAGCGGCAACATAACCTCTATCAGCATTACTATATGTAGTATAAGCATGTGCATGCCCAGGATCGTTCAAGGTAATACCCGTACTCACCATACTTGTGGAATTATTGGTAGAGATTTGCCCACCTCCAGCCACACCGTGATTGTGGCTTGGCATTTCTGCAATACTCAATTGATGCACATATTCACCAATGGTACTTCCCAAGGCAACACGAAAGGTACTGGCATTGGCATCAGTGCCTGTTCCAGTAGCAGCCGGAACGCGTCCCGCCGGATTCGGCAAATTAAACGTAGAGGTCGCTCCAGAGCCGCCATACGAATATCCAATCACATTATATAAAAACACGTACGAACTAACTGACAACGATCGACCATCGCAATTCAACCATCCCATATGATCGGTCGGAACTACCGAAAACTTGGTGTCTCCCACCGTCGGCTTCTGATGTGCCGACAAAGTAAACACTTCACGAATGTAGCTGGTCATTATTCTAACTATTACATATATAAGAAATCTATACAGTTAATTCAGGACAATGCTCCCCTTTTTCATTAAAGGTAAGTAGAGTATATTTATAACCTAATTTAATACAGGCTTCCTTCTGTAATAAAAGCTTTCCTTGTTTCATTCCTTTTTGATAGGTCCATGTACTTTTTATTTCCAGTATATGCTTTTCTTTTGGTATATAGACATCGCTGAAATAACGGTGTTTGATTCCGTCTGAATCCATATACCAGATTTCAGGCTGGTACGCTCTTCCTACACGAAGCTCTTCTTCCTTGTAGGTTTTTAAAATGTGATTTAGTCCAAACGGTTCATAACCTTGCACAGAAACAACTAATCCAGATGGAAAGGTGTAAGGGCGGTAGGCGTGCCCTGATTTTTCACTCTTTTCTTGAACAAGAAGACTTTGCTGAGGATGTTCTGTACCATACCGTGCAAGAGATGTTACTTTATGTCGTTCTTTGTATTCAGTTGTACCCGTGTAAGAAATGGATCCAAACTGCACCAGATTGGTTGCTTTTTTACGCGTGTCCATACAAGTAGGATCAGAACAGCGTTGTCCTCTAAGAAAATGTCCATAGGTAATACTTCCTTCTTTTCCACACAAGCATAAAAACTTCATGGGTGTTACACAATCTTTATAGGTTGTTTCTAGTAACGTACATTTTTGATCTTTGAAATATTGGATTACGTCTTCAATCTTGTGTTTCTTGTTGGCGACATATTCTTTCATGCCTTTCACGGTTGATTCTTTTGTCTCAGGTCGTTGGCTTACAAACTCGTAGCCGAAGCGTTCTTTGTTGGTAGCTTTTAATCGGTCTAGGCGGCAATCACTGCATCGTATTCCTCGTTGAAAATCTGAATAACGAATAATATGAGTCTCTTTACTACCACAGGAGCAAAGGTATTCTAGTGGTTTTTTATTGGTACTATACTCTTTTGAAAGAAGAGTGCATTTCTCCGCTTCAAACGCAAGTTTTACCTCTTCAAGTGTTAATCTTAGTGGCATCTTATTAGATATAAATAGGGGGAACGCTTTAAGTTAAACTCGAGTTTAGGGAGTTGATTTTGAGGGGTTAAAAGTTTATACTGTAAAATATAGTTTAAACTTTTATAAAAAGTTGTAGTTTCATATCATAAAAATATTTACTCGAGAGGTCGTCTTAATAAATCTGGAGAAATATTCGTATTGTTCCAAGGGCTTACCACGACTTGAGGGTTAGGAGGGTCCGAACGAAGATCGTGGTTAGCATTGCGGAGCGACTGTCCCACCGTATTCACACCGATCAACGCGCCAGCACTCAAGAAGTTCTTGCCGCTAATATCACCAGATCCCATAGGATTGACGGCTGCCCACTTGGAGTTAGGATCACTGGGAAGAAGTTCCTGTGCCTTCAGCTGATTCGTAGGGTAGCAATCGCTGGGAGGAGCACCACCAGGGAATGGCATAGGAGAGGGATTGAGATTCATAAACCCTTCTGCAGTAGGAACTGTGGAAGGAGATGCAGAGCCGCCGGAAGGAACTGCTGGCATGGTAGGAACACTTGCCAGCATCGAGTTACCTACCTGAGCACCACTGGTGGAAGGAAGACCAGAGGAGCTATTCCCCCCCATGGAACTGGGAGCACCATTCACAGCGGCTGCAAGTGAGGGACCGGTTCCTTCGGATGCCTGACCATTGGTAGGATTGGCACCAGGAGTCATCTTCTCTTCCTCCTCCTCATTCTCAAACCCTTCCAGCCCAACAGCACGCTTCAGTGCGGGAAGAGCACCCCCCAAACTAGGATCTACTAGATATAAAACACCCACTGCAATTGCAACGATAAGGACGCCCATTACGAGAGTTTGCGTATCAGCCATGTCTTTACTACCTGTCGAGGGGTTATTTTTTAGTTGGAATCATCGGAATCCGAATCCTCGGAAAAGGGTTCCCCATATTTTTGAAAAAAAGCCTCCTCTGCTGTTTCTGCATCCTCTGTGGCAGTTCGGGCAAGTCTCCACAATCGATTTATCTCTTCATTCGCCTTCTGGCGAACAGTGTCCAAGGATCGCAAGTGGACCATTCCCTCACTAGATTCAATCTCACTCACCTCCTCCAACTCCGGATGGGAAAGATCCAATTCAATAAATTCAGCAGTACCTCGCAGTTCAGGGACGATCAACGACCGGGAAATCCAGACAGCGATCACATGAATAGAACTGGGGTTACTCGGTGAGGGAGACTCCCAACGGAGAGAGGAGATCCATTTTACATTGGCAACCGGCGAATCCGGAAGTTGCCAAATGGGTGCTAATGTTCCCAATTGTTGCAAGGTCGGTGTTGTAGAAAATAGTCCCTTCGATCGAAGAAGCGTCTGTAGCATACAAGTCCGGGCATCTGCGACTCCCTTTGGAGTTACATCCACCATATAAGGAGTCGTAAGAGGAACTCGAAACCACATGATATCTTGTTCTTTATGTCGTATAGGAGATCCAAAGTCCATTCTAGTTCTTCCTTCGGTCAAAGGATGAAAAAAACTCCGCGGTAAAAGAATAATGAGTGCAACACGTGATCGTTATATGGAAGCCAATATGGATATGGCAACACATCTGGGTGAAAAATTGTTTCATATGATTCGATCGCCGAAAATCAAGGATCAAATACAAACAGTGTTAGATCCTATTGTAAGTAGTATCATACAACGTGTCTTTCCATATATTTTACTATCAGCAATTCTATTTCTAATTTTATTTATCTTGAGTATTGCCACCTTTTGGCGTGTTATGAATGCATCTCATGTAAGTCCTGTAATTGCCTCTCTAACTGGTCTTTGAAGATAGAGCATGCATGTAGATGGAAAGTAGGTATGTTGAAACACTTCAAATTCCTCGGGTTCAATCGAGGGAGAATCAGCTAACCACCGTGTTCGTTCCTTTTCACTTAAGAGTGATTGTAATGTATCTTCGGTTCCTTCTAATAGTGTTTTAGCACGTTCTAACAAGGGAAGATCTGCTCCTTTCCATATATCTCGTAGACTATGAATCGGATTTCTTACTAAACTGCAGGCAGTACGAACATGTATTGGTCGTACACTCTTTGTATAATCTGTTCCCATTAAGACACACATCATTTGAAATTGTTCTAAGGAAAGTGATATATCACTCAAGATTGTAGGAAGATTATATGATACCCACTCCTCTTTCTCATTTGGCATAATTAAATGATTAATTCCACGGGGAAGCATATCCATATCCGTACTGATCACTGCAGATAATACATGCGTTCGTGACCAATATGCTAAGATAGAATCTGCTTCACCTGTAGCATTTACATAGCGAACACCCATGGTGTAAAGAAACTTTTTGACAAGATCTCGTTCTGTGTAACTCACCGTTGGATGAATGGCTTGCAAGCGTTTTAATTCTTCTTCTACTGTGACACGATCAGGACCTGTTTCCAATTCCTGCGTTAATAGTTCAATCTGTTTTCGTCCATCAAATCGTTCTTTGACCACGTCTTTCTTTTCAGAGGGAGGTTTTCCATCAAAGAATACAATCGGTTCAATCTGTTTGCTTCGAA